TATACGGTGTTCGTATGCTTCATGGCGTGGCTGCATGGAAAAGAAACAGGCACGCAGAACCATTCACAGTATGAACCGTCTGTTTGACAGACTTTTCATAGAAAATTGGCAAAGAGAGGAGGTGCCGCTTTATGGATAACAGAGCTATGGAGATTCAGTCTGAAATTGCCGGACTGAAACAGATTCTTGCTGCTACCGACTACAAGGCGTTGAAACACGCTGACGGAGCTCTTTCTGACGAAGATTACGCAGAAACAAAGGTACAGCGTCAGGAGCTTAGAGACAAAATCAATGAGCTTGAAGCAGAACTGGCAGTAGTTACCAGCAAGGAGGAAGCAGATGCAGAGTAAGAAATTACCACAGCTAGAGGAATATTTCAGCTATGACAGGCTGGAGAAAGCCTCTAAGAAACTGCATCTGAATCCGACGGTACCAGAAAATGAGGAACGGTTGATGAATTTGCACAACCACCTTATATGGCATTCGTATTGTCCCGGAAAAGACGAGACAGCGGATGCCATTTTCTGTACCGCTATTCGAGATGTAATGAATGAATACAGCCTCCAGAAAGAAGATATACCGATTATTTATGTCGCTTATCTCAATATTCTGGAAAATTGAGAAAGGAGGTAGCCATGACAGATGAACCTATTGCAAGAGCAGAGTACGAGGAGTACAAAAAGCGTCTTGACGAGGAGAACAAAAGACAGGACAAGCGTATTGAGCTTCTGGAGGAAAGCACCAAGCAGATTAACGCCCTCACAGTTTCCATAGAGAAACTGGCGCAGAGCGTTGAAAGCATGGTTAAGGAGCAGGAAACACAGAGTAAACGCCTTGTATCGCTAGAAAACAGGGACGGCGAAATGTGGCGTAAAGTCGTAGGGTATGTGGCTACTGCGGTTATCGGTATCGTGGTAGGCTTCATTTTTACGCAGATTGGAATGTAGGAGGCGTACATGAGAGAGAAAAAGCGAGGCTTCCACCCTGTCAGGTGGATTAAAGAACTGATAAAAAAGATTGGCACCCTGAACCTGATTTTGATTCTGGTGGGTGCATTTTTTGTCTGGTTCAACTGGCAGATGTTATGTATCTTCCGAGATTATGCGGCGATTCCTGAAACCTATGCTTGTGCGGTTATTGCAGCCACTATCGGCGAATGCGGAATATGCGGCTGGATAAGGACCACAAAGGATAAAAGACAGGATAGGACATGGCAAAAGGAAGATGAAGCAGAGGCAAAGAAAGAATCCGGCGACTATCAGGAAGTGCCGGGCATGGTAAACAGAGAAATGGAGGATAACAGAGATGAATGAGATTATCTTTGAAATTGTGAAACTTGTGGTTATGGTTGCAGCACTGGTTATTGCCAGATACCTTGTACCGTTTGTGAAGAATAAAATCGGTGCAAGCAAACTGGAGCTGATTGCACAGTGGGCGAAATATGCAGTCTTGAAAGCCCAGCAGGTCTTATGGTCTGAATCAGGCGAGGACAAGAAAGCGTATGTAACAGAGTTCCTGAAAAAGCTGCTTATCGAAAAGAACATTTCAATATCTGATGAACAGCTTGACATTTTGATTGAGGCGGCAGTTAAGCAGATGAAGATTGCAGAAAATTCAGGAATTACAATCGAGGCGACGGACGCAGTACCGGCAGACGATAAAGGTACCGCAGAATAGGAGGCAATCATGGCTCTTACAGGAAACAGCATAGAGGAGAAAATCTACAATTTCCTCTACGGCAGGATAAAGAACGCTTTCGGTGTTTCCGGGCTTATGGGAAATCTGTTTGCAGAATCGGGTCTTGTACCTACAAATTTGCAGAACAGCTTTGAAAAGAAGCTGGGATATACAGACGATACATACACAACTTCCGTTGACAATGGAGATTATACAAATTTCGTACATGACAGTGCCGGTTACGGCTTGGCACAGTGGACTTACTGGAGCAGGAAAGAAAACCTGCTCCTTTTTGTGCGCTCCAGAAATAAGTCTATCGGAGATTTGGAATCACAGCTTGAATTTCTGTATCAGGAATTAAGCACAGGCTACAAGGCGGTGCTGGCAGAACTGAAAGCTGCAAAATCGGTCAGAGAGGCTTCGGATATTGTGCTTACACAGTATGAACGCCCGGCAGACCAGAGCGAAAATGTGAAGAAAAAGCGTGCTTCATACGGTCAGAAATATTACGACAGGTACGCAAAAACGACAGGAGGTAAGTCATCTATGGGAAAGACAATTACAACAGGCTTTATTTCAGCCACAATCAACGGAATCAATGTAGATTCCAGCATTAAGTGCAATGCAGACAACTACAACAGCAACGCCAGCAGAAATGCAGCGTTCGTGGCTATGCACTACACAGGAAATTCAAAGGACACAGCCAGAGCAAACGCCAACTACTTCGCAGGAGCCGGCAGAAATGCGTCGGCTCATTTCTTTGTAGACGATACAGAGATTCACCAGAGCGTAGCCCTCAAAGATACAGCATGGGGCGTAGGAGCGAAGTCATACAAACATGCTTCATGCAGAAATGCAAATTGTGTCAACATTGAAATGTGCTGCACCGCCGGTAATTACAGAATCTCCGACAAGACAAAGGAGAATGCTGCTTATCTGTGTGCTTATATCTGCAATCTGCTTGGAATCACAGCCGCAGAGGTAGACACCTATGTACTCCGTCACTATGATGTGACAGGAAAGAACTGCCCGGCACAAATGGCTGGTTCCGGTAATGCGGAGTGGGCGGCTTTCAAGACAAGGGTAAAGGAAATCTTAAACGGTGGAGCTTCATCTGGAAACTCTGGTAGTTCATCAGGAACAAACGGTAGCTTCCCGGCAACTCCATTTCAGGTAAAGGTACTTGTATCAGACCTGAATATCCGCAGCAATCCGTCTATGGGTAACAATGTGAAAGGACAGACCGGAAAAGGCGTGTTCACTATCACAGAGGTAAACGACGGCTGGGGCAAATTGAAGTCCGGTGCCGGTTGGATTTATCTGGAGAATAAAGAGTATGTAACCGTTCTGGGTTCATCATCTGGAAGTTCACAGCCAGCAGCTCCAGCAAAGAAATCTGTTGAGGAAGTAGCAAAAGAAGTTTTAAGGGGCGACTGGGGCAATGGTGCCGACAGGAAGAAACGCCTTGAAACTGCCGGATATAACTACGCACAGGTTCAGGCGGCAGTAAACCGACTTTGCAAATAACGGGTTTATGCAGATAATACACAAATAGGCAAAAAGAAAACCTCTCTATCATGCAATCATGGTAGGGAGGTCTTTTTTTATTACTGCAAAACTGAAAGCATAGGGTCTGTCGGACCAACATTATCCGTCCAGTCAGTGAATGAAGAATTACCGAAACGGATTTCAGAACCGCTTTCTTTGACAGCTCCAGAGTAACTTTTATCAGACATTTTCAGAGTGATAGCATTGCCGCTTAATTCATAGGAGCCGTAGAAACTGGCATATTTTGTGTCAGATGTGAATTTTACACCCTGAAAAGTATTATCATCATAGAATCTTACAACATTAAATTCAAAATCGCTATCCGTACCCTCAACCATATAAATACGACCGATAACCGGATTATCAGCCGTTCGTTCTGCTTTAATCTGTTCTATGATTGAATTTTCAATATCTCCGGTCTTTATGCTTATTTCAACATCTTTAGCCTGTTCCTCATAATCAAAGCCAGTAATGCGAACTACGCCGTCAACTATCGCATTGCTTACAGTCAGTCTGGAAACACACGAACCATTTACATAAATGCTTAATGATTTTCCAATATTTTCGGTAGTAGCTTTGAAAAATGCGTCTTTTCCGTCATCATTCAAAACAAGTTCTACATAAGGTTCTGAATTATCAGTACCGGACGACACAGAAGAAATATCATCAGTCGTCACAAGCACACTTCCATTTTCGTCTCTGATTTCTACATTTCCTTTTATGGAATCGTCAGCAGAGCTGGTCTTACTACTATCTCCAGAACCACACCCGGATAATGCTACACATGCCAGAAGTGAAAGTATCAGTAAGAATTTTCTCATATAAAATCCCCTTTCGTATTAGATTAAGTTAATTATATAACATTCCCAGTATTTTGAAAAGTCTGTGGACTGTCCGAGGACAAGTCCAAGGATTGTCACAAGATATGTCCGTATTTTATCCTAAAAATGAACCCAAAATGTCACAAGGACTGTCCTATGGACTGTCCGAGGACGGTTCAAATCATCAAAAGAACATTAAAACCAAAAAAGTTAAAAAGCGTCTTTCTTCTTATTACAATATCAGCCTTACATTTATAACAATCTGCGGACAGTCCAAGGACAGTCCGAGGACAAGTCCAAGGAAAATCCAGACATAACCATAACCATAACCAATACCATATATATTTAATATATTTATGTTCAAATCGACAATTCACTAAAAGAAGTTCTCCATTAAAACAAACGCCGAAAAGTGCAATATAGTTATTGACAAACGCCGATTAGTGCGTTATAATTATAACATAATAAAGAAAGACATAAAACAAAGGAAAGGCGATAGGCTTATGAAAGTGAAATTAAAGGTGTATGACGGCGTTAAATACTGGGACGGCACACAGAAAGTAGCAGAGGTCAATTACGATATTCAAGGCTATGAAGTAAAGCAGATTTCAGATGAAGAAATAGCAGCTATGGGATTTGATACAGTAGACGAGTTCGAGGAGTACCTGATACTCACATTAAAGAGCGGAGAAACATCTACATTCTGCAATTCCCATGTAGATTTATTCGAATTATAGGAGGTATGAGCCATGTTTACACTTCAAGGAATGAGAGGAAATGCAGAACTGATAACTGAGAAAATCAGACAAGAGGCAATCGAGGAAGTTCTGGAGAAATTCAAAGAGGCAGACAGGAAATACTATCAGACATGCGAAGATTTCCA